GATGAGGGAGAGCCGGGCAGCGAGGTCTCGCTGGTCGTAGATCTCCTCATCCTCAGCGATGTCATTGAGGCGGGTCTGCAGTTCACTGAACTGGTACTCATCGTCCTCTTCGGCCATGGCCACTGCCTCCGCTGCTGCTGTCAATGCGGTGACCGCCTCAGCGATCACCCCATTCTCGTTGAAAGAATCATCAGGGTCCGTGGTTCCTGGAAGCAACATGCCGGCCGCGACAAGCGAGAACCTTTCCGCCCCCTCCATGCTGTAGACGGGGAAGGCGGGAACGTTGACGGCCAGGGCAGCCACCAACTCAAGGTGGCCCTCCACGGTGCGCCAGTCCCCGGAGATGGGGGACCGTAGGAGCCGGGCCACCCGCTTCTCGTCGGCCTCGGGGACGACGGAGCCGGCCACCCAGATGCCGAATTCGTCCTCTCCGGCACGGACGACGGCGGCCTCATTGCCGGTGTCGTCGTAGTGGAATGAGGCGGCGGCGTAGCTGAGGCGGACGTCGGCGTGGGTGGTGTCCATCTGGATCTTGCCAACTCGGATGGTGTCACCCTCTTGGGTGACTGCCTTGCCGAGGTGGAACGGGCGGTACTCCATCTTGGACTTCGGCGCCAGCACGCACTCGTTGAAGTCGCGGTGGCACACATCCCACTGGGCAATGTGGCCATACACCCGCCCCTCCGGGGTGACAGTAATGCTGGTGGGGCCTTTCAGTTTCGGGTCGCCGAACCAGGACTTCGGTGGGCGTACGGGGTACTTGGACGCGGTCATGTCATCCTCCTGTTCGGCCGCGAACTGGCCCTGCGTCTGCGCAGGCTGGTAACCCTCAGCCGCCGCAGCCCCAGCTGCTGGGTTGTCCCAGGGGGCGCGGAGGTTGGGGTCGTTGAACTCCTGGCTCATCGACGCATAGATGTCGGTGATGATGGAGCGCATCTGGTTCTTCTCTTCATCCGGCACGTTTGGCAGGCCACCGTGCGCACCGGAGATCAGGGCGGCCGCCGCATAGATCGCGTGGTAGATCATGGTGAGGCGGCCGTTGATGATGTCCCCCACCGGCAGGCGGTAGGACTGGGTGACAGTTTCGGGCTGGCTGGTGTCGTGCCACAGGAACGCCCGCTTCAACTTCTCCGGATCAACCTGGCCACCCTCGCCTGTAGCCCAGGCCTGGATCCGCTTCACCGCGTCGTCGTTGTCAAACACAGACTCGCGCAGGGCCAGTGGCAACCCACGCCAACCCTCACTGTTTACGCTGAACACGGTGGCGGGGAGTGTTGCGGGGCCCACGGGACGGGTGGATTCAGACTCCCCGCCACACCCACAGTCCTCCTCATCGACCAGGTCCATGCTCATGTCCGGGTCGTCGTCGGGCCAGTTGCCCTCGCCGTCCAGGCAGAACATCCGGGTGCCGGAGAACGCGGCCCGTGGCACCAGGGTGGCCCCGCCGATGGTGTAGTCCCCGATGAACTGCTCACCCGTCTCCGGGTCAACCGAGGCCACCACCTTGCCGCCCGGGTCAACGGAGGCGCCCACCACACCCTGCTCCGCCAGGTACTTGGCCTTGACGACAGCCGGAATCTTCTCCTCATCCAGCCAGTCGCCCCAACCCCACGCCCACTCCTGGCCCTCGTGGTCGGGGCCGTAGGTGATGCCGAGGATCCGGCCCACTGTCACCGCGCCCTGGTGGCCGGGGGCGTCGTGCTCCCGCCACTCGAGCGGCAGGGGCAGCACCCGGTGCTTGAGGGCGCCCGGGTTGAACCGGCGCGAGATGCGGGGCTCCTCCGTCTCCCGGCCGATGGGGACCAGGGCGGCCGCCCACAGGTTGCTGCCCAGTTCGGGCTGCATGGCGAGGAGTTCGGCGGCCGCGGTGATGGCCAGCTTGTCGCCGTGACCCTTGCCGGGCGGGGCCCCGAGGGCTTTGGTGTGCAGGATGTTGCACAGTCCCTCAGGGTTGGTGGGGAAGTACTTTCGCAGTTGCCGCACGCACCGGTTGAAGTCGTGGGGCATTCCCCATCGGATCTTCGCAGCCCCCTTGCCGGCCAGCCAGTACCGCTGCAACTGCAGAGGCATGCCGCGAGCGGGGTTCGGGTCAACCATTACGACACCTCATCCCTGATGACCAGGTCACATCGGCAGTTGATGACATTCTCTGGTGAACCGGTCGGATCGCCAGGGAATTGCAGGTACTCCCCCCCGACCAGAAACGGTGCCCAGAAGGGCACCCGCTGCCCGTCGGCTTCCATGTGGTTGACGCGCACCTTTTCGTCGTGCCGGCTGCGCCACTCTTTGGTGAGGACCCGGCCGGTGACTCGGGCCTGCTCAGCCCCCGCCGCGAGGGTGCCGGCCCCACGGGCTCGGGTGGTTTCGGTCCAGGCAATGGTGCGGGCGCGGCCAGTCCACCGCTCGCTGCCGGTCCAGGACAGCACCTTGTCCACTCGAGCAGCGACACCGTCCACATCGGCCCCAGCGTTGACGGCGTCGGTGATTTCGGCGAACACCAGGTTGGCGACCTCATCGGGGATGCGCACCAGAAAGTTGTAGGTGTCGGCGAGGCTGGCCATGATGAATGCGTGCCGTGACACGGGGGGCACGTCGGTGGCCTCACTCCACGCCCGCAGTGCGATCTGTCCTACGTGGGTGAGGATGGTGTCAACGTCGTCGTTCCAGGATTGCTGTTCGCTGTAGACGGCGGTGGCGTCGGGCATGCCCCCCCACTGGCGGAAGGGTTGCATGACTGCGTCGCGGGCGCGGCCTAGCCACGCTCGCAGCCGGCCGGCGACGACGGTTTCGAGGCCCCGCTCGTCGCTGTCACGGCTGGCCACGGAGGAGCCCGTTCTGGCGCAGGAATCCTGCCAGTAGCTCAGGGCGGTGGGGCTGGCGGGTGACGAGTAGGCGGCTGCAGTAGGCATTGAGCGCTTCTTGCAGGGTGGCCACGTCCAGGCGCGGGTCCACTGCGTCAGCGAGCGCGGACATCTGATCCCACGCACCGGACAGAAGGTTGTCAATGTCCTGGCGTGCAGGCAGCTGTGTGTGAAGCTCAAACAGCGGGGTGTCCGGGTAGTTGTTGGCGGTGAAGCGGGTGAGCATCCGCTTGCCGGCCCGCTCCATCGCCCGCAGCACTGTGGCGTTGGCGACCAGGAACACGTTGAGCCCCTGGTCCCCGGCCGACGCGGTGACGGTGGCTGGTGTACCGGCCGGCACGCCAGCGGCACCACCCGGACCGGGCAGGGCGTTCTGCGCCACAGAATCTGCGGGTGGCGCCTGGCCCGCCACCGCCTCGATCCCGGTGGGTGGGGGTGGAGGCGGCGGCGGGCCGGCACCCATCATCCCTCCCCCTGGCTGCATGGGGGTGACGATGGTGTTGGAGGGCAAGATCTCTTCGGTGTAGCCAGCCACCGCACGGATGGCGGGGATCTGCAGGAGGTTGGGGTCCCGGAGCATGAGTTCCCGGGTGAACCTCATCAGGTCCTCTTCGTCGGTGGGCGCGTCCGTCTTGGCGTAGTCGCCGGCCAGGAGCACCGTCTCCCGCGACACCAGGCCCTCTTTGTACATCTCCCGGGTGTCTTTCAACCGCTCGGGGCGCACGGTGAGAGGCGCGGTGTCGTACCAGAGGGTGTAGCGGTCGGGGTCCTTCTTCATCAGCTTGAGCGCTGGCTTGAGGTAGGCGGCGGTGATGCCGTCACAGATCCGGTTCATCAACGGCTCGATGTGGACCTTGACCTGGCCCTCCTGGATCTGCCAGGCCCCCCAGTGGTTAGCCTCCCCCATGCCGCCCAGGATGGAGGGGTCAATGTCCATGGCCAGGGCGAAGCGACGAATGGCCTCGGACCTCAGCTCCATTGCGTGCTGAGACAGCTCGCTGGTGAACTGGATGTTCTGCAGCTTGCCCAAGGCCTCCATGGGCATCTCCACGAAGGTGGGGACGACGCCCGCGGCCGTGCCCTCACCCTTGAGGCCGGCCGCGCCGGTCCGCATGAGGCGTTCAGCCAGCTGATCCGCGCCGCTGAGGGTGGGGTCCTCATCGGGGAAGCTGACCTCTTTGGGAATGGGGAACAGACCAGCCGACACCAGCCGGCTGTCAATCTGGGCGAACACAAACCGGGTGAGTCGTTCGATCTCCCACAGCATCGGCATG